GCCCACACCCATCGTTGAGTCCCACAATCACAGCAGTCGCTATGCCAGCAGTTAATGCGGTTGCTATTTGGCCACCGTTAATGCAGGCACCATTGACACCGTTGACTGCTCTCCGCACAGTCTACATCAATAAAGCTTTCCCAATTGTAGATCAGGATTTATTGACTCTGCATCCAACACCTACTCAGTTCACAACTAGTTCTGTCGGTGACAAATGTTTTGTTACATTAAATACTCCTGCTTGGTGGTGTACAATGGGTGTTACAGCGGGTCGCGAAGCGCCAGTCGGTCATTCCCGTAAGCTGATGGCAACTAGCACTACTGTCTGGATTAATGGCAGACGTGCTGGAAGGTTCAGTGACCCGTTAGGTGATGGAACCACCGCCTTTCCATGTTTATCCGTGGTAACGGGATCTAGTATCAATGTTTTTATAGGAGTTTAAAGTTTAATTATGGCAAAAGTTAACAAGTCACTTAGTGGTGGCAATATGATCGAATCACAACCAAAAAGAACTAGACAAGGATCTGGTCAACATACAAAATACTCTGCTACTAGTAGAAATAATGCCAGAAAGCGTTATCGTGGTCAAGGGCGATAAATAATATTGGTATAAGTTACGGCAGGGATGGCTCTTAAGAAAATAGGAGGGAAGGAATTTACAAAATCTCGCTCGTTTAAGGACGTAGCGATTAATTTTGCTCGAAATCCATTCACTGACGATGTATCTGCTGTTGTTAATGATAATTCTATCAAACAGGCGGTTAAAAATCTAATTATGACTGCACCTGGGGAAAAACCTTTTCAACCACTTGTAGGTTCAAATGTAACTCAGTTACTTTTTGAACCTTTAGATGGTTTTACAGCAGATTCAGTTAAGGATGAGATCATAAATACCATTAATCAGTATGAACCTAGGGTAAAACTCACAGAAGTGGTTGTGACACCGATTTACGAAGGGAATAAACTTAACGTCTCTGTTGAGTACCAAGTAGTTGGTTTGCCTATCGTGGAAACAATAGAATTTATCTTACAGAGACCCGAATAATGCAACCCAACAATTTAACAGCATTAGATTTTGAAGACATTAAGTCTTCTATCCAGTCATATTTGAGAACTCGTTCTGAGTTTACTGATTATGATTTTGACGGTTCGTCGTTGTCATATCTTATTGACATATTAGCATATAATACTTATTACACAGCATTTAATGCCAATATGGCATTGAACGAATCGTTTTTAACGTCTGCAACGATTAGAGATAATATTGTCAATATTGCGAAACTTTTAAATTATGTTCCTAGATCTATTGTTTCATCAAAAGCGTGTTTGTATCTAGAAGTACAAACTACGCAAGTTAATGGAGAATATCCTACTTCAGTAACTCTTAAAAAAGGTTCTGTGGCAACTGGTGGTAATTATATCTGGAATATTCTGAATGACAAAACATCTTCCGTAAATCAAACTACAGGAAAAGCAGTTTTCGACAATCTTTTGATTTATGAGGGTAGTGTTGTAACCTTTTCATATACTGTCAATACATTTGCAAAACAAACGTATATAATTCCTTCTGAAGACGCGGACATTGCTACTCTAACTGTGAGAGTTAGACCCAATGAATCGTCTACTCAATTTGATATTTACAATAGGGTTATAAGTGTTTCCTCTATATCCCCTACTACCAGGTCATATTTCCTTTCGGAAGGAGAGGATATGCGTTATGAAATTCGTTTTGGTGACGATAGCATTGGTAGAAAACTAAGAGATGGGGAAGTTATTGACCTTGAGTACCTTGTTACTTCTGGTCCTGAGGCAAATAATACTGCTAAATTCTCCTTTGTTGGTAGAATAACGGATAATTTCAATCAAAGTTATACACCTACTACTATTGATTTAACTCTTAAGGACAAATCCCAACAAGGAGATGCGGCAGAACCTGTCGAATCTATCAAATATAACGCACCAAGATACTATTCTGCTCAATATCGCGCAGTTACAGCGCAAGATTATGCTATTATTACTAAAAGTATTTACTCTAACGCATCTTCTGTAGTTGCATACGGTGGTGACACGCTAAATCCACCAATTTACGGAAAAGTCTATATCGTAATCAAAACAAAATCAGGAACTTCTCTTAATGATCAAACTAAAAAAGAGATCTCTAACAATTTAAGATCTTATGCAATGGCATCTATCGATCCAATTATCGTAGATCCCGACGATGTATTCATCAATGTCAAAATATTTGCCTTATACGATACTGGTGGCGGTTCTAATGCATCGGAGATTGAATCTGATATTAACTCAGGAATCCTAGATTGGGGAACTCAAACTGGTATTAATAACTTCAACTCTACTTTTAGAGCACAGCAGATGGAGAAAGCGATAACACTTTCTAATAGAGCAATTAGTGACGTATCTTTACAGGTATCTCTTCTTAAGTATATCAAACCAAATACCAATCAAACTAATACTTATTGCGTATCAATTGGCAATCCTCTTTATAATAGTGCTCCTAGTAGAGACGGTGGTGATAATGAATGTAAGAAAGAACCAGTAGTTATTTCTGGTACATTTAGAACTGGGAATAGACCAGGGGTGGATCAGCAGTTTGAAGATGATGGATATGGAAACTTAAGAACTTTCTATAATACAGGCACCAGAAAGATTTATGTTAACAATAAGGCAGGAACTGTTAACTATGACACGGGACAAGTTTGTTTCGGTCCAGTTAACATTATTGGTGCTGGCAGCAATACTCCTCCCACTGGATCTGTAACGATCACTGATCCAGGAACGGGTACTGGAGAAATCACGGATCCTTCATTACTTCCAGATGGTTTGCAAATTCCCGTATTATTCATTCCTGCAAACAATTCTACAATTCCAGCAACAACTCCTGGGACAATTATTAATATTATTACCCCATCAATTTCAGTTAATCCAATTGGATCAATGGTCCCTCCGACTATCCCTCTAAATAGTTTGACACCAATCGATTTCAACCAAACGCCAATCGTTTTGGACATACCAGATCTAACAAATACAGGTTCACTCAGCGACTCTTCTTGCTTCTAAGATGAATATTAATAAGGTTTCCCAGTCCATCTCTTCTCAGTCACCCGAGTTTCTGAGTTCAGAATATCCACTGTTTAACAAGTTTATTGAGTATTATTACAAATCTCAAGAAAAAACTGGTTTAGGCCAGAATATTATTAATAATTTCCTTCAATATCTTGATATTGATAAGTTGGATATTAGTATCTTAGATGGTTCTACTAAGATTGTAGAATCTCTTGGTATTACTGATGATACAATTGTTGTTGAATCTGTTGATAGTTTTTTAAAAAATGATGGCAGCATCATTATCGGTGATGAAGTAATTTATTATGAAAGGACTACATCAGCACCTGATATTTCTCTGAGTCCTGGTATTACCTATGATCAGGTAAAACTTAAGTGGACTGATCTGGCTCAACTTATTAATCAATATGATGGAACTACTGTTAGATTCCCTCTCACTTCCCAGTCTACTCCCATCCCTGCCCCCTCTGCACAACATTTGGTTGTAACGGTATATGGAAAGACTTTAATCCCAACATTAGACTATACAGTTGATGGTACTGATATTGTCTTTACAACTGCTCCAAGAGCGAAGCAAACTGGTGATGATGCTTCAGATACTAATATTTTCTATCTTGGTGGTTTTATTGATAGTAGTATTCTCGCTCTTGATAATATTTCAGGTTCCTTTGGTGACAGTGCAACAGAATTTATGATGACCCGTAATGGTGTATCATATAGTCCAATTGTTGACGAATATATTATTGCAATTTACGATAACGTATTACTAGTCCCTAGAGTTGATTATTTTATAGATGATAACACATTTATTTTTAATGTTGCTCCTCTAAATGGTAGATTTCTTTCTCTTTACTCAATTGAAGCACCTATTCCTAGTTTTGGTTCTGGTGCCATTGGATATGCTCGTGTAGATAACTTAGGTCAACTTTCCAGTATCTCTATTAATAAAACTGGATCTTCTTACAGATATGAATATCCCCCTCAAGTTACTATTAGTGGAATATTTGGTTCTGGAGCATCTGCAACCACTTTAGTTAATGGAATCAAAAATGCTATACTTCTTGACGGTGGTAAAGGATATAGTGATACGAATCCCCCTATTGTAGAAATTGAATCTCCTACTGCTCCAGGTTCCACAATTGCAACCCTAAAGGCAAGTGTTTCTAATGGAACTATTAATGATGTAGAAATTGTCAGTTCTGGTAGTGGATATACTTTCAATCCTAGAATTACGTTCAAACAACCAGGTGGTGCTGAACTCGGTTCAACCACTATTGTTAGTGGTTCTTTAAGTGGCACTATCCCTATTCTAGATGGTGGTCAGGGATACACAACTCAACCTTTGGTATATATTGACGAGCCAGATGGTTTGAATGGTATCAGGGCGGCATTGAGAGCAGAATTGACTGATGGTAAGGTTACTAGCATTACTGTTTTAAATGCTGGTCAAGGTTATATTTCAACACCTAGAGTTTCGATTATTGATCCAACTGGTGCTCAAGTTCTTGAGACTTTAGTTGATAGTAATGGTCGTGTTGTTAGTGTTGAACTATTAGATGGTGGTAGTGGATATACAGACATTCCTTCTGTGTATATTGTTGATCCTTCTGGAAATGGAACTGGTGCAGAAGCATCAGCTTCAATTTTTAATGGCAAGATCACTGATATTAATATTACTAACTTTGGTAGTGGATATTCTTTAGTAACTCCCCCTAATGTCATCATCCAAAGTCCCCCTGAAGCCAAGGCATCAGTTGAACCTGGTCTTAATGAAGTTACTGGTTTTAAGGTAAACAAAACTGGCAACGGATATAAAAAAGCGCAGTTTGAAGGTTGTGCAAGAGCTGCTAGTGGTATTACTGGATATACTGAGAGTGGAAATGCAATTTTCTCTAATAATACAACTGCTTCCAGTGGAGTTATTGACGCTCCTGTAAAATGTTTGGATTCGTTGTTTGTCAAGAGACTTCTTGATAAGTATACAGAACAGTTTTTACCAGATGTTCCTGAACTTGATTATACTAAAATTGATGTTCGCACAGCAATTAAATCCGTAAAAGATTTTTATTCCACGAAAGGTACTTCTTATAGTATTGCGTATTTGTTTAAACTTCTTTATGGTGAAGAAGTTACTATTTCTTATCCTAAAGATCAAATCACAAAACCTTCTGCAGCAACTTGGTCTATTGATACTATTTTGCGTGCAACACTAGTTAGTGGTGATCCTACAAATATTAAAGATGGTCTGTTAATTCAAGAAGAAAATATTGCTGACGTTAATATAGAAGAAGCTAGTGCATTGATTGAAAACTACATTTCAATCAAAACATCTAATTTAGAAATTTTTGAATTGGTTCTTTCGGAAGAAACTATTAATGGTGTCTTCACAGTCCCTTATAA